GGTCAAGGCGTACGCTCAAGATGCTTTGTCGCAAGCCAAGCGCAGCAAGTATCAGGATATGATTGAGGGGCAGATGGTCGCCAAGCCTGTGTTGGAGATTATCCAGCAGAAGACAGGCGTCGACCCGTTCACTATGAACCCCGAAGACCTTCCCGGCACCGATGAGGAGTTGCAGGTCTATATGCAGCTCAACTACAAACCGGCTATTGAGATTGCTGAGGAAGAAGCTATCAACACCATCCTTGAGGAAAACCACTACACCGACCTGCGTAAGCGCGTCGACTACGACCTCACCGTATTGGGAATTGGTGTTACCAAGCACGAGTTCCTTCCCGGCTCGGGCGTACAAGTTTCGTATGTGGACCCGGCCAACATAGTGTACAGCTATACCGAGGACCCATATTTCAAAGACTGTTTCTACTGGGGGGAGATTAAGACGCTCCCTATCACGGAGCTTATGAAGATTGACCCGAGCCTCACCAACGAGGACTTGGAAGAAATTAGCAAGTACAGCCAAAGCTGGTACGACTACTACAACGTAGCTCAGTTCTACGAGAACGACATCTTCTACCGCGATACGGCTACGTTGATGTACTTCAACTACAAGACGACCAAGAAGATTGTCTACAAGAAGAAGAAGCTAGAAGGCGACGGAGCCCGCGTTATTGAAAAGGACGACCAGTTCAACCCTCCCGAGGAGATGATGGAGGAGGGCAACTACGAGAAGGTCGAGAAGACCATCGACGTATGGTATGATGGCGTTATGGTGATGGGCACCAACATCCTGCTCAAGTGGGAGGTGGCCCACAATATGGTGCGCCCGAAGTCTGCCAGCCAGCACGCGCTGCCGAACTACGTGGCTACGGCTCCACGTATGTACAAGGGTGTCATCGAGTCGCTTACGCGGCGTATGATTCCTTTCGCCGACCTCATACAGATTACGCACCTCAAGCTCCAGCAGGTTATCTCGCGCACCGTTCCCGACGGCGTGTATATCGACGCGGATGGACTCAACGAGGTCGACCTTGGTGGCGGCAACGCATACAACCCTGAGGATGCCTTGCGGCTATACTTCCAAACGGGTAGCGTTATTGGAAGGTCATACACTCAGGACGGGGAGTACAATCAGGGCAAGGTTCCTATCCAAGAGCTCAATAGCAACAGCGGTGCTGCTAAGACGCAGATGCTCATTGGCAATATGAATCACTACTTGCAGATGATTCGTGACGTAACGGGACTCAACGAGGCCCGCGACGGAAGTACGCCCGACCCGCATAGCCTTGTCGGATTGCAGAAGCTGGCTGCGGCCAATAGCAATACGGCTACCCGCCATATTCTGGACGGGAGCCTGTATATGTTCCGGTCTCTGGCTGAGGCCCTTACGTACCGTGTCAGCGACATCTTGGAGTACGCCGACTTCAAGGACGAGTTCGTAAACCAGATTGGCAAGTACAACGTCAGTATCCTACGGGAGATTAACGAGCTCTACCTGTACGACTTCGGAATCTTCATCGAGGTCAGCCCCGACGAGGAGGAGCGTGCACAGCTTGAGGCCAATATCCAAATGGCTTTGAGTAAGGGTGGTATCGACCTTGAGGACGCTATTGACATCCGTGAGATTAAGAATATCAAGCTTGCCAACCAACTCTTGAAGATTAAGCGTGCCGCAAAGCAGGAGGAGGAGCGTACGTTCCAGCTCCAGCAGCAGCAGATGCAGGCGCAGTCTAATATGCAGTCACAGCAGATGGCTGCGCAGACGGCTATGCAGAAGATTCAAGCTGAGGCCCAAAGTAAGATGCAGGTCAAGCAGGCCGAGATTGCCTTCGAGATTGAGAAGATGCAAGCCGAAGCTCAAGCCAAGGCGCAGCTTATGGACCTTGAGTTCCAATACAACTTGCAGTTGCACGGTATGCAGGAGCAGCAGCTACAGGCGCGTGAGGACAAGCGTGAGGAGGCTAAGTCAAAACGCATTAGTCAACAAAATACTGAGCAGAGTAAGTTGATTGACCAGCGGAAGAATAACTTGCCGCCCATGAATTTCGAGTCGAACGAAGACAGCTTGGACGGCTTCGACTTGGCAGAATTTAGTCCACGATAAATTATAAATAAATGGAAATCAAAGTAAGAGAGATTGGGGAGGTCGAAGCAAAGTCTACGCAGCAAGTTGAACAAGAGCTGCTTGACAAGCACGAGGCAGAAGTCAGCGGCGAGGAGCCCACACCTGAGCCCGAAGAGCCAGCCGGCTTGTCGGAGGATGAGGTGCGGTCGTTTTTGAGCGAGCGCTACGGTCGGGAGATTAACTCTCTTGACGAGCTGAATGAGGCTCGCGAGACGGCACCCGAGCTGCCTGAAGATGTAGCTGCGTATTACAAATACAAGCAGGAGACCGGTCGTGGTCTCGAAGACTTTATGAAGGTGAACCGCAACCTTGAGGAGGCTGACGGAGATTCACTGCTAAAAGAATACCTCCTTATCACCGAAGAAGCCTTTGACGAGGACGACGTGGAGATGATGATGGAGGAGTACAAGTTTGATGAAGACCTCGATGACGAGGCCGAAATCAAAAAGGCTAAATTAGCCAAGAAGAAAGCTGTTGCTAAAGCTCGAAAGTTTTTCGAGGAACAGAAGGAGAAATACCAAGCACCTCTTGAGTCAAGGGGCGCAGGTTCTCTGGAGAACTCCGAAGAGTATCAAGCTTACAAGCAATATGTTGAACAGGCGAAGACTATCCAAGAGGAGCAGAAGCGCAGGAAGGAGTGGTTTGATGAGAAGACCAGCGAGGTGTTCAGTGAACAGTTCAAGGGTTTCGAGTTCAACCTCAACGACAAGTCCTACGTGTATTCTCCCGGTGACCGTGGTGAATTGAAGAAGTTGCAGCAAACTCCCGAAGCTTGGTTAAGCAAGTATCTGGACGAGCAGGGCTTGGTCAAGGATGCCGCAGGATACCATAAGTCTTTGGCTGTCGCGATGAACCCCGAGAAATTTGCCGAGTTCTTTTACGAGCAAGGCAAAGCGGCTGCGGTGGATGACGTTATGCGTAAGACGAAAAACATCAACATGTCCGAGCGTACCACTCCACAGGCTGTTTCTAAGGGGGAATTCAAAGTTCGGGCCGTGACTCCTACTTCGAGTCGGGGCCTAAAAATTCGTAGTCCAAGAAACAAATCCTAAGAAAAAATGGCTGGTTCAGTCCAAGTAACCCCGGGGTATCAACTCCAACCCAGTTCCGAGCAGGTTCCCCTTGCAACGAACTACATCAACAATTTCGACTTCCTCAATCAGTATCTCCCTGATACTTACGAGAAGGAGTTCGAGCGTTATGGCAACCGTACGGTCTCATCCTTCCTTCGCATGGTTGGTGCAGAGATGCCGTCCAACTCTGACCTCATCAAGTGGGCAGAGCAGGGACGCCTCCACACCAAGTATACAGAGGTAGGTACCGCCGCTGCTCTTGGCGCCGCCGACGCTACGTTCCAAGTCAACGACGCCCTCAACGGTCCAGCAGGTTCGGTCGCTACCGGTAGCTACGACACCATCGCTATTCGTATCGGTCAAACTGTTATGATTGACCAGAACAGTGGCGTTGGCAGTAACAAGGGTATCGTCATTAACGTAGACACCGCCGCAAACACGTTTGAGGTTGCCTTCTACGAAGCCGGTGGTCTTGTTGCCGCAGGTACAGGTGCCGGTAGTTCTGACGTTACCGTATTCATCTACGGTTCTGAGTTTGCTAAGGGCGGCGCCGGCATGTCTGGCTCCCTCGAGGCTGAGGACCAAATCTTCGAGACTAGTCCTATCATCCTGAAGGACCGTTACGCTGTTAACGGCTCTGACATGGCTCAGATTGGATGGATTGAAGTGACCACCGAGAACGGTGCTAACGGATACCTGTGGTACCTGAAGTCCGAGCACGAGACCCGTCTCCGCTTCGACGACTACCTCGAGACCTCTATGCTCGAGGCTGTTCCCGCTGAGGCCGGCTCGGCTGCTGCTTCGGCCACTGTAACGCAGGCTGGATACACCGGTGGTGCTATCGGCAACAAGGGTACCGAAGGCATCTTCTACGTACTGGAGAACCGTGGTAACGTCTGGTCCGGTGGTATCCCCACCGCTCTGGCTGACTTCGACTCTATCATCTCTCGCTTGGATAAGCAGGGTGCGATTGAGGAGAACGTCATCTTTGTCAACCGCGACTTCAGCTTCGCTATCGACGACATGCTGGCTGCACAGAACAGCTACGGTGCCGGCGGTACGAGCTACGGTCTGTTCGACAACGACGAGCAGATGGCTCTCAACCTTGGCTTCACGGGCTTCCGCCGTGGTTACGACTTCTACAAGTCTGACTGGAAGTACCTGAACGACCCAACCATGCGCGGTGGTCTCGCTTCAGGCGGCATCAACGGCATGATGGTCCCCGCTGGCAGCACTACGGTGTATGACCAGATTCTCGGAAAGAACGCCAAGCGTCCGTTCCTCCACGTCCGCTACCGCGCCTCAGAAACTGAGGACCGCCGGTACAAGACTTGGATTACGGGTTCTGCTGGAGGCGCCATGAACAATGAGGTTGACGCAATGGAAGTTCACTTCCTCTCTGAGCGTGCTGTTTGCACCATGGGAGCGAACAACTTCTTCTTGTTCCAAGACTGATTCTGACTCGGATATGGGGGGCACAATGGGTGTCCCCCTTATCCACCCTTAAATAAATTATCATGGAAAATAAAGTGTACCGCCTCACGCGAGGCAAAGCCCCGTTGGCATTTATGATTCCCGGTCGCGGAAGCGCCAACAAACCCCTCCTGTATTGGGACGAAAAGAAAGGCGAGAACCGGCCCCTTCGTTACGCCAGAAACCAAAAGAGTCCTTTCGAGGACGAGCAGGACGGCAATGCAATTGTAGAGCCCATCGTTTTCGAAGATGGTTTTTTGCATGTACCAAAATCAAACCCTGTACTCCAAGAGTTCCTCCACTACCACCCTATGAACGGTGTCAAGTACGAGGAAGTCAATAATGAGCGCGATGCTGGTGCTGAGGTCGAGCAGATGAACCTTGAGCTAGACGCTTTGGTGGAGTGCAAGAACATGAGCATCGAGGCCCTAGAGCACGTATCCCGCATCCTATTGGGTATCGACCCCTCTCGCCTTACTACGTCTGAGTTGCGCCGCGATATGATGGTCTATGTCCGTCGCGACCCTGAGACCTTTATGCGTATAGCCAACGACCCGGACCTGAAGTTGCAGTCTAAGATTCAGAAGTTCTTTGACGATAAGCTTCTGTCTTTCCGCCGCAACAAGACGGAGATTTGGTTCAACGGCCCTACCAACAAGCGCAAGCTTCTGACCATTCCTTTCGGTGAAGACCCTGTGGCTTTAGCCACTTCGTACCTCCTCAGTGACGAGGGTCTGGACACGCTCCGTGCTCTCGATACTTTAATTTCAGAATAGTATCTTCACACGCATGATGAACTTTATGACTATACGTGTTGATTCTCCTTTGAGTGGGGAACCGTACAACGTATACGTCCCCGCAAGGATGGGCGGCGTTGGCACCTATTTCGACGTTAGCAATTATTTAATCGGTGGTTTTTGTGGAAACACCACAAACACCGGGGGTCAACTTGGTCAAACCTATATTAAGATTCCTGACGCGTATCCCTCACGCCCATCTGCGCTTGAAACGATAAATTGGTTGAACAAGATGTATACGGCAGCCAACAGTCCCGGCGCTCCGATGTACGGTGAACCCATTCCTTTTGACTATCCTATCGAGGCTGTTACGATTGGGGACGAAAATGTTGCCCCACCCAAGTAAAACGATATGAATCCAGAATTGAAGTTTTTACGCCTTGACTATTGGGGCGGTCATTTGTATTACAACGACGTTCCATTCCCTGATAGTGCAACGTCACCTTGTCTTCTGTTAAACATCACTGACGTACTGTACGTCGATGAGGGCGACAGCAATGAAGAAATAAAGATTTACTTCAGAGAGGGATACCTAATAAATACTTTACAGTCGTCGAGCACTCAGTATGTTAAGCTTGATTTGGTGGCCTCTCAAGTCGACAACAATGTTGTTATATGGTTGACGGAGCAAATTCGAAATGCTTTTGAAAGCGACTCCGCCATCTATTATCCTCCTACTGCACCGCCAGTTTTGTTTAATACGTACGACCTTACCAGCATTAACAACTAAGCTATGACAGACTTGTATTTTGGGGTAAAGCAGCAAACTGCCGGGTTTAATGCAGACCCAGACCCATACGCGCCCGATGCAGAGTATCAGTTCTTAAACGCCAGCGACACATGGGACTCCGCAACAAATGTTTTGAGTTCAACGGTAACTGATTTCACCACAATCTTTCAGGTAGGAGACTTGGTCTTCAACAGGGACTGGTATACACCTCACGTATATGTTACTGAGGTTACAACCACTACAGTAACCTTTGATGGTGCTATCGGGGGGATGAACGATAACGGGTTTTGCAATCTGTACTTTGATGGGGGTGACATCACAGACCCCGCCAACTACACACCAGTAGAACCTACGTTCGTTGCGTATCGGGATGGAAACCACGATTCTGCATACCTTCTTCAGGTGGTTGATGCCAGCACCACAAACCCAACTAGGTTTACTGCAAAGGGAGGAGCTCCGGACTACGTCCAGTGGTGGTATGATGGAGAGGGGAATAATCCCGGATTGCCGCTCCCTGAATACCGAGTGGTACAAGTGGTTGATGATGTGACGCTGAAGCTTGACAAGCCCGTCGCCTTTGTGCCGGGTAACTATTTTTTCATGGGTCAAGACGGGGTGGTAAGCAGGCTTGCTTTGAAGGACACCCGCCACATGAACATCTTCTACGGGATTAATTACGGCACGTTCGACATCTGGTGGCAACCCTCGAGGCTGCCCGGCGGAAAATGGCTGGAGCCGTGGGATTCATATGTAATTTCTCCGTACAACGCCAATATGGACCAGATGAAAATTCGTATTGATGACATCTGTAACCGTATTGAAAATTTGTGTACGGGGACTTATTCCGACAATTGGGTGGCCATTTTCGATGAGCCCGGCGCTTATATGTATTAAGCCCGACCCTTTGAGTTTTATGAAAAGCCGCCTTCGGGCGGCTTTTTTATCTTTAGGCAATGATTGATTCAGTCCGTCAAACCGTATTATCCATTCTGAACAAGAACAACTACGGATACATCTCTCCCTCGGACTTCAACCTGTATGCTAAGCAGGCACAGCTTGAAATCTTTGAGAGCTACTTCACCGACCTCAACAAGGCCATCAACGCAGAGAACGCCCGCATGTCGGGTACGGAGTATGCGGACATGAGCAAGGGTATCAGCGAAGCCATCAACGTCTTCTCGGTTACCAACCCGCTGACGCAATCCCCCGACCCGGCGACACCAAACGTATTCTTCACCCCGAGCTTAACCACCACGGGCGACGACTACTACCTCCTCAACAAAGTTCTGGCGGGTGACATCGAGGCCGAGCCGGTAAGCCACAGTAAGATTACCATGCTCAACGCGAGCTTGCTGACGGCCCCCTCTACGCAGTTCCCTGCCTACACCTTGCAGGGCGATAGCATCACGGTCTTCCCTGCGACCTTCAACCAGCCGGGCGACGTGCAGGCGCAGTACATCAGGTATCCCTTCGACCCGAAGTGGACGTATGTATCCCTTGTTGGCGGCGAGCCGGTCTTTGACCAGAGTCAGCCTGACTACCAAGACTTCGAGCTGCCCATTGAAGACGAGCCCCGTTTGGTTTATCGCATCTTGCAGATGGCTGGCATGAGCATCCGCGAAGGCGATGTGTATCAGTTCGCTAACGCCGAAGAACAACAACAGTAATGCCGTATATCACAGAGTATCAGTATTACGAGAATAACGGCGCCCTCCCCGAGGATGCCAACTGGGGTAGCTACCAGTACGTCTCGTTGCAAGACATTGTCAACAATTTCATGTTGATGTACAACGGCAACCATTCTTTGGTCAACAACGAGGAGCGGTACAAGATTCTCTTCCACGCCAAGCGGGCTATCCAAGAGCTCAACTACGACGCGATGAAGGAGATTAAGATTCTCGAGCTCAGCGTCTGCGACAACTTGCGCTTTGTGCTTCCTCCCGACTACGTGAACTGGGTGCGTATTTCTCTGTATAAGGACGGAATCCTTCGGCCGTTAACGGAGAACATCCAGACGAACTGGAGCTCGGCGTATTTGCAAGACAACGATTGTCGCATCCTGTTTGACCAAAACGGAGGCATCCTCCGCCCCCAAGACTCGACCATCGACTACGACCGTATCAAGGGTACCAAGCAGAGCATATACCTCAACGAGAACAGCCCCCTCGACGGGGAGCTTGGGTACTGCTACGAGGGCACATGGTATTTCGATTGGGCTATCGGAGCGCGGTATGGCTTGAACACCGAGACCGCCAACGCCAACCCGACCTTTAAGATTGACAAGCGTGCGGGTGTCATCAATTTCAGCAGCGGTATGGCTGACGAGCTGTGCATCCTCGAGTATGTCAGCGACGGCATGGAGAACGGGGACAACAGTCAGATTAGCGTGAACAAGCTCTTCGAGGAGTACGTCTATGCGTACATCCAGTACGCTATCCTTGACGCCAAGCTGGGCGTACAGGAGTACATCGTAGGCCGAGCCCGCAAAAAGAAGACCGCTTTGTTACGCAACGCCAAGATTCGCATGAGCAATATCCACCCGGGACGGTTGCTTATGAACCTGCGTGGTCGCGAAAAGTGGATTAAGTAATGGCAAACCTCATCCGGAACTTCATCAAGGGGCGCATGAACAAGAGCGTCGACGAGCGCCTTGTTCCCCAAGGAGAGTATATCGACGCGCAGAATATCCG